CCTTTGTCAGCACGGCCGGGTATTTGTTGATCAGGGTCAGCGCGACTTTCGCCGAGATGCCATGGATGCGAACGAACTGGTCTTCCGCCGGGCCGATCTTCACGTCTTCATGGAGCTTCGCGATGTCGGCGAGACTCAAGCCTTGGGACTTCATTGGGGGACCTCTGATGTTGGGGGACGGTTAGGCTTTCGTGCTGCGGGGATGGTGGCCCCGGAAAACGTGGTGGTCCGGGCCGGCCGGGGCGGGCCGATGGCCGACCGGGAGCTTCGAGGGGTGGACGGGTTCCGCGACCGGCTCGGGCTGAGCGGCTGCGGCCGGTGGGGTATTATCTACCCCATCCGCCGCAGGTTGCGCCACGGGCGCGGGAGCTTCTACAACGGGCTGGGGAGCCTCTGGAGCGGTTTCCGCCTCTGGGGCTGGGTCGGCCGGGGCCGCTTCGGCCGGCTCACTGGCGGCTACGGGCTCGCTGGGGGCGGCCACTTCTGCCGAAGTCGTGGATTCGAGGGCGACTGTCTCGCCTTCGGGGAGGGTTTCGTCGGTCATGGGGGTGCTTCCTTCTGGGGGTGGGGATTACGGCGTATGCGAAAACAGCCCTTTCGGGTCCATTTTCGCATACAGAATAATCAAGCCATCAGGCTTAGCCGAGCAAGTGGCTCGGGGATTCGGGCTGGGTCACCGTCGCGGTGCCGAAGCTCTGCTGCACTTGGTCGAACAGCACGTCGCCGTCGAGATCGATCGTTCCCCATGTGTTCGCGATCAGGCCGAGCGCCTTCGAGGGCGACAGCTTCACGAGCGGGAAGGTGATCGTATAGACAGGGCCGATGATGTTGGTGCCGACGAACTTCACTGACCCGTAGATGACCGGGTTCGAGAAGATGTCGATCGTGTCCGGGGTCGGCGACGGGCCGCCGGTCGGCAGGCCGAGCAGCGCGAAGCCCATGTTGCGCGCGGTCAACTCTTCGAGTTGGATCGTAAGCGAGCCCGCGATCTCAATGACGGCCGTGAAGTCCTTCACGCGAACGCCGGTCCGCGAGGAGAAATGGTCAAGCTGGGTGATCTTTGCCTGAAACTCAAACTGTGGAACGTTGCCGCAGTCGGTATAGGCGGATTCGCCGAGCAGCTTGATCGACAAGATGCCCTTGCCGATGTAATAGTTGCCGATGTTCGGAGAGAGCAGCGAGCCCTCGATGATGTCGTTACCAACTGCCATGACCGTCTCCGTTAAAACTGAATCACTTCACCGGGCAACCATGGGTATGAGAAGGTGAAGCTCACGCCCATCTGTCCTTGTAGCTGTCGGTTGCGAGCCAAGTCAGTGATGCAACCGTCGTAATTGATACTTCCGTTCGAACCTGTGATCGTGGACAATGTCTTATCGCCCAAGATCGCCTTCAGAATCGCGGACCGCGCGACCGACAAATCCTCACCTACGTTTTTGTTCTGCGGCTTTCGCACGTCGAGAACAACGTAAATCTCTGGGGTCATCTTCATCATCTGCGGAGGGATACCGGACTGTCGTCCCTGCATCGCTCTGCGATAATTCGGATCGGCGACCTCGTCGCCGTCCAGTAAGATAATCCCGGGGACCAACTCCGCCGGCAATGCGTTCCTGTTACGGACGAAGTGCCCTGCGGGAATCACTCCCGTCGTCAAATCGATCGTCAATCCGCCCAAGAGCGATTCTAGCTCCTGCAAGATCAACACCCGCCTGTCTACCGCCGCTGTCATCGCCGCACTCGGCCCTCATACACAACCGGAATCCCGGCGGGCGAGTACAGCTTGACGGGCTCCAAGAAAGGCAGAACCTCGTTTTCAACCGGCGGGTTCGTGAGGGGCTGGACGAACGTCACCAATTGATCAAGCTCGTTGTTCGGCGGCATCGCTTGCACGTCCGGGGTCTCCGCTGAGATCAGCACGCGCCGATCTGTAGGATTCGCCAGTGTGCTCGCTCCTTCGCGAGGGAAGTAATCGATGATCGCCACACGACATGGGCGGTCGGTCGGGCTACTTCCTTCTCTACGCAGGACTGCGGCGAAGCCGAACTCTTGAAGCAAGAGGTCGGCGGTAGATCGCATCCCGACATAGTCGAACTGTGTGACCATTTTATCTGCCTTATAGGGTCCAAACAACTAGCATTTAGCGAATCACGGTCCGGCCCGCATTCGAGATCAAAAGGCCGGCCTTGCTGAGCATCCGATCGACTTGCGGGAAGGACGCAAAGAAGCCCAGCCCGAGCTTGGTATCGTAGGCCGTGACTGTCTTGATGGGGCCAATCTCCTTGGTGACTGAGGACACCACGCCGCCTTGGCCGCCCAAGCTCGTGTCAAAGTCGGCCTGAAGGGTGACACCGTTGAGCGCCCGCCACGCGAGTTCTGCGCAGGCCTTCTTCAGGGTGAGCGGAATGCCGTTGACGGTGTCGCCGCTGAGGTCCACGCAACCCTGTCGGGGGAATTGGGTCTCCTGCGGGGTGATTGCCGGCGACAAGATCGCCATGCCGTTGAGGCCCCACGGCGTCAGCCACGGCTCAAGGAACACGGCGTTCGCGTCGGTGACATCGCTGCCGAGGTTCTGTATCAGCTTGACGCCACGGAAGCGATACTTCTGATCAAGATAGTCAGTCGCGGCCACGATCGCGGTCTGCATGTTGAGCGTGGTCGAGGTCCCCGGGATGGCGAGCCCTCGGCTGTTGAGGTACTTCGTCAGGAAGGACGTGTCGATATAGGCGTTCGCCGGATCGATGTCAGTGACCAAGGTGGTTTGATTTGCGTTCGCGCCGGTAAGCCATGTGATGGTGCCCGTGCGCGGCCATGTCGCGGCCTTCTGTACGAGCGTGTTGACCGAGAACTGCTGGCCGTTGAGGACTTGCGTGACGACGAATGCATCGGTGACGCTGGCCGGAACGACGGTGCCATCGGTGCCTTCGTCGGGAATGCCGACGTAGGAGCCCGTATCACCGACTGATACCACGAGGGTCGGCGAATCAGCGGGAGCCGTGAACTGATAGACAGTCCCGGTTTCGTCCTGCACTGAGAAAACAGTTAGGTCGGCCATTAGAACCCACCCTTCTTGATGACGGTCAGCCGACGCTGGCGAGCGTTATACATCGCAGTTTGAAACGCCGCCCGCTTCTGCACGGGCTTCGGCGGCGGCGCTTTCTTGATCGGCTGTTTCGCTTTCTTGGTCATTGCGGCCTCTTATCGCCGCTCAGCCCGCGCGGACGTGGACGGGTTTCGGGTGCTGATAGACCAAGCCCTGCCGCTTGCGCTGCATCATGGTCTGCTCGATCGGGGACAGAGCCGGACTCACGCCATGCAATGTCGGTGGGGCCAGTCCGGCGGCGCGGTAACGCTGTTCCAGTTGGCTCGCGAGATGCGCTTTGATCGCATCAGCCGGGTGCATCGGCGGGAAGACCCGGTTGAAATTGAGCTTGGCCTGATCAGCCCAAACGGTGCACTTCTTCTCGTAGGCGACCGCGTCGCGGGTCGTCTGGCGAGCCTTCTCCAGCCGCGCCTCGGCGGCAGTGATTCGGGCCGCCATGACTTCCTTCAGTTGGTCCGGATCAAGCCGGGCTGCATCTGAAAGCGGGTCCTTCGGGTCGAGGTTGTAGCCGTCCTCGTGCTGAAGCTGCTCGGCGTCCGGCTCGACGATCGTGGTGTTCTTCGCCTCGACTACCGGGTCGCCCGGCTGAATGTCTTCCGGCTCGGTCGTATCGGTGGTGGCGCGCGAGAAAGTCGGTGCCGCCGCCCGGATATCTTTCCTTGTGATCGAAGGGTCCTTGAGGAGGACTTGGATCACTTCGACCCGGGGCAGGCCGTCGTCGGTCCAATGGTCGTTGTTGGAAGAGTCAAGCTCGGTGAGGGCCTTCTGGATTGTAACGTTATCGGCAGACATTGTAACCTCTGGGGGTTGGAGGGTAGTGAATTGGTTGCCCGGGACGGCGGTGCGAAGTCGCCGCCCCGGGGCTCAATGCTCGATCAAGATCAGCCCGGAAGTCCCCCCTCTGGAGCCGTTCAATTGCCCGAGCAAAGCCATTAAGCTCAGGGCAGCGCCGCGAGGTTCGCGGCATGCGTCACGCGGTTCGCGCCATACTTCTCGACCTTGGCGAAGACGATCGCCGAAGTCGTGGAGAGGCGTGTCGCCTGCGCAGCGAGATAGGCCAAGAACTGTTGCGAGTGCTTGACACGCGCGAAGTGATCGTGTCGCTCATGATTGCGGTGGCACTGGGGGCTCGCGCCGGTCTGGCCGGAAAGTTGATTCGCCATGGTGGTCTCCTGTAAAGAAAATGGCGAGCGGTTTGAACCGCCCGCCAGTTGTTAAGTGTGGCTGTGCAAACAGCCTGATTCTTAAACCGAAAAGCCTTAGCTTTCGCGGGTGATCAGACGGGCAAGCTTGATCTGCTTGCGCTCGGGGAACACGCGGACCCAAGAGTTCTGATGGGCGAGGTTGCCCGAGGTCGCCGCGTTGGTCGGGCCACCTTCCGAAGCAGCCGAGCCGACGTAGGCGTGGCCGACCGGATGGATGCACCACTCGACGCGGTTGAAGAGCACGTCCGAGCCTGCGCCGTTGCCCTGATCGGGGTAACGGAAGACTTCGGTCGGGACGATCGGGGTGCCGACGCCAAGACGGAACGACGCGGGGCCAACGAGCCACGTGTGGTAAATGCCGGAGGCAGTCTGCGCGCCGTTGCTGGAATCGCCAGCGGGGTTCGGCATGCCGTCGTCCACGATCACTCGGCGGCCAAGGAACGTCGGGATGTTGACGTGGCCTTCGGCGTCCGGGATGAAGTCGATCAGGTTGTTCTTCTGGGCGGTCGAGTAGACTACCGAGTGCATGAACACGGCGGTCACGTCGCCGGCAGCGTCGCCGAGCAGTGTCGCGGTGTCGATGAACGCAGCGGCCGAGAAGTTGGTCACGCCAGCGGTGAAGCTGGAGCCGGAGATGTCATGGGTCAGATCGCCCTGCTTGCCATAGCCGGCATTGCTGCCGACGTTGCCGGAGCGGCCCAGAGTCGGGTCGGCCAGCGCGTTGTTCGCGAACACGCCGTTTGCAACCGCGACGAACGCGCGCTGAAGACGACGGACCCAGTAGTCGGAGACGCGGGAAGCAATCGACTGCATCGGGTCGCTGCCAGCCAGCGCAGTCGCCAGCCGCATGGTGCTCCACGAAGCGTTACGCGACAGGCGCACGGCGACTTCGGCCGAGGTCTGGGTGATGTTGGCAGTGGAGGTCACGGCCGGGTTGTCGTTGGAGACGTTCTCCGCCGGGTCCCCGATGTCCTGCCAAGACGGCACGGTGAAGGTGATGCCTCCGCCGGCAAGCAGGTTGTCGAGGAAGTCATCGCGAGCCGCGATTCCGCTCTGGATGATCGCGGTCTTTTCCATCGTCAACTGTTGGGTGTAGGGCGTGAAGATGGCGGGGACGATAACGTCCGCGATCTGGGTGGAGACGGTATTTGCCATGACAAATCCTCGTTGGGGGTGGGTGCCTTGTCAGCGCCATCCCCATGGAGGCCTGTCCAAATTGTGCTCAGAGATTATCAGGCGGCACAGTTTAGAACAACTAGCGAAAAATCGAAAATTATTTAGCCCGGAAAATTGCAATTCGACGCGTAAAATAAGGACTTCCTGTCATCGCGAGTCGCATAGAAGCCCATGGCAGGCCCGCTGCTGCGCGGGCCGCCATGCGTTGTCTAGTAGCTGAGCGTGAGCGCGCCAATCGCAATCGCGACTTTCTCGCCCGAAGTGATCGAAGCCGTCGTGATCAGCTTCTTGCTTAGCTCGTTACCTGCCGTCGCCGCGTCATAGAGCACGACGTAAGTCGCGGTGCCGCTCGCGTTGGCGGTGCCGAAGTTGACTTCGGCCGAGTTGGAGAGAGCACGCGCCGAGACGCTGCCCCACGCGATGATCTGCCGTGTGAGATTGATGGTCCCAGTCAATTCCGATCCGGCGGAATCGGGATCACCATTATAGAGCGCGGCGTAGACGTTAGCGGGCGCGGCGGCGAACGAGACGCCCTTGATCCAGTTGAGGAGATCGTTCCCCAAGTAGGTTGACATATCCGACATGGTGACTACTCCTTCT